TCAGGATTAAACTTAATAGCACCAGCTTGTTTAAGTTTAGTTTTCCATGTAGTGTAATCGTCTGTTACAGGTTTACCCATAGCCTCACCTTGTTTAACAGCTAATAGATATTCCCTATAATCAGATGGTACTAATTCATATTGTTTTGTTTGTGCATCTTGTACAGCTTTAGCTAGGTCTAATTGTGTTTTAAACGCTTGTTGTGCAGTACCAACTACACCTTGAGCTGTAGGTACACCGAACTGTAAATAGCTTTGTGCAAGATAAGGTAATGCACTTCCATACCCTCTATTTCTTGGCATAGCAAATAAACCTAAACCAGTCATAAGAGCTGCACGTTTAGTAGCTTCATTCTGTAATGTTTGTAATTGAGGTTGATTCAACACACCTCTTAATGCACCAGTGTTTGCCATGAACAAGTTGGGCAAATTAAAACCTTGATTTGCACCTGTTTGAGTTTGTTGATTGGCTGTTGGAACAGCAGTTTGTGCTATCTTTTGCGGATCTACTGTTTGAATTGGAAAGAATTGATCTGCCATATTTATTCCTTAATAGTAAAACATTTGTCGACCACCCATGCCTTGGGATGATACTGGATATAATGAATTAGGTGAGTATTTTATTCTTACAGGATCTGTTCTTAGACCTGGAACTCTACCTGATACGTTGCCTTGTTTAGGTGTAATAACTGCACCTTCTCCACCACTTGCTACAACTGGAGGTTGTTGTCTAGGCTGCATCATGTTTATAGCAGCCATCTGTGCACCCATATTTGTCATAGTAGGATAGTTTGCTGCAGTATCTGAAATAGGAGCAGTAAACTGATTAAATGCTTGAGTAGCTTTATCCATAAATGTTAATGGAGTATTGCCTGTTCCAGTTAATATGCCATTGACTTGTGGAGCTTGTAGTAAAGACTTATTTAATGTAGGTGTACCTAATATACTAGGAGCTACTTGATTTGCAGCTTTATAAGCTGTGTCTGGTGGAATGATAGGGTTAGGACCTTTCATTGCATCTAATAAGAAGTTACGACCACCATATATAGATCCAGCTAATGATCCTATTCTAGCACCTGTTTTACCACCTATTGCACGGCCTGCTACATTACCTACAATAGTAGGAATGACCATGCTGCCTAATGTAGAAAAAAATGCCATTATTTAGCTCCTTTTAATTTACCTACAAAGTAACATAGTGGTTCAAATATATTTCTATAAATGCGACCTAATGTGTCACGCTTTTTACCTTTGTACTCTTGATATATATCTTTTGTACGATGTTTAACAAGATGCTCAAGACCTTTTCTAACAGCTTTGTTATACCATTTATTACCCATTTTGTATGAGATTTTAACTAATGGTAAGAACAATGCATGATAACCAACTTCATGAGCTTTAGTAAGTTTTTCTTGTGAGTATTTAAGCCAGATAGCGTTTCTAAATGAACCGAAACCATAAGCTTGATTCATAGCTGTACAAATGATTTTACCACCACCTGATGTTTCTTGTGTAGTAGTTGTTTGAATAGGTGCAGGAGCACCGTATACAGCACCAAGATAAGCTGATAATTTTTCGTATGGTTTTTGCTGTGCAAAGTTAAATCTAGCAATATCACCTTCTAACGCAGCTTGTTCATATGCTTCTCTACCTTGACCAGCTTGTAATAATTGATTAATATCGTAGTAATCAGCCTGTGCCATTGCTGGAGCACCCATTGCTGCAGCTTCCTGGCGAGCACGTTCTTGGGCATAATTAGTATAACTTAGCTCACCTGCTTTAGAAGCTAATGCATTTGCAAGATTTGTTTCTGCTCTAGACTCTAAATCTTGTTGAGCACCACTACCCATTCTACCTGCCATTACAGCACCACTACGCCCACCTTTTAATGCATCATAATATTGCTTTGTTGCTACATCTGCAGCACCTTGTAAAGCTTGAGATAAGTATGGATTATTACCTAAATATTGACCACCAATGGTTTGTGCTTGTTGTGTTTGAGCTGCTTGAGTAAGAGGGCTACCAGCTTGTGCACGCTGTTCTGCTAAACCAAATGCTTGTTGTGTTGTAGCAGATGGATCAAGATATGTTTGTTTAGGATAGTAATCTGGTCCTGTTCCTGTATACAAACCTTTAGCTTCTTCTAGACCAAAGGTTACATAAGGCTTGAGCCAGTCTGGAAGATCTTGTGTAGTTGTAGCAGATCCCTCACTACCACCTCCACCACCAAACAAACCTCCACCTCCACCATAGAATGTGAACATTTGCATTAGTTTATGTATATTAAAGAAATCTATAAATTTCATTGTTTACTCCAAAGGTAATTCATAATAAATAAAACGAGGTTTATAACCATCTTGCTCAAACACTTTACCCCATCCCTTACGGCCATATGACTCTATAACTTTACAATCTGACTCTTTAGCAAATGCTTGTAATGTCTTTAGCATATCGTCTTTCCACTTATTTAAATGCACGCCACCTGTAAAGTGCATCATAAGTGTTTTCATTTGGGGATATGTAACGATTTCAGTTACGACAAATCCATAGATTTGCACGTTTTTGTATGCAACCCATAGTTGTTTGTCTGTATGGTAAATAAGGTCTTTAATGTCTTTAGCATTAAATCTTCCATAAGTATATTTAGCTGATTTGTCTATATACTCATGTATTGCTTTAAAGCAAGGTATGTAATCTTGCTTAGGCACAAGCGATATGTTCATTAGCCGATTATAACATATCCATATTGTTTATCAGAAATATTATTTGGTAAATGTGTTATTGTTGCCTGACCTTTTGTTTTTGCACTAACATATAACTCATGTGCTGAACCTGTTGTCTGTGATGGGTCTATCATTTGTAAATTTACCATCAATGCAGGAATAGCAGGTCTCACAAAAGGTGTTGTTTGTGCGGTGTAATTTTCTAAATAAATGTTAGTATTGTCTACTGAACCTACTACTTCTAAATAATCATTAGCATTTAATTCTACTGGGTGATGAATATTAATAGGCATATAACCATCTACACCCCCATGACTTTCAACTACACTAAACTTGGTTGCGGTATGAGGAACATCTGTTCCATTTACTCTTACCCAAAGATATGCTTCTTGAATTTGCACATCAGTATTTACAAATAATGCAGAGACTTGTAAATCGTATACACCTGCATAATCAACAGTAATTTGATTACTTGCTAAAGACATTCCTATTGTAAAATCAGAATCTGATAGTGTTAGCACCTGCGGTGTATTTGCAGTTGCAAAATTAATATCTGCTCGTTGTTCAAATGTTCCATAAGGGTAAGCATTAGTTGCAGCAGCACTTAATGTTAGTGGAGCAAATAATATAATAGAATTATTACCAATACGTTCATCATATAGCGTAGTAGTTGTTCCTGTTGATAATGTAATTGTACCTGTATTGTTAGATTTACCTTCTACAAGATTATTAACTACTTCTGATATTTGTCTTGGGTCGCCACCTTTCCAAGGTAGCTTTCTATACATATCGGAACGTGCCATTACCTATTTCCTGCTTGATTAACGTCTAAATCTAATCCTATGGCTAATGACCAGTTAGCACCTGTTGGTGTGATTGATATACGATGATAACGACCATGACTTCTTAAACCAACACGACCTTCAGCATCTGCTGATACTGCTGTGCTAAATGTAATTGTGTCATTGAGTTCACGTCTTGATGCAATTTGAACATCTGCACTACCATTATCAATAGATGGTCTTACAAGATTTACAAGAGTGTTATAACCAAACTCTAAATCGTTAGTCGTTAAAGTAGCTACTTTTCTATCCCCTGTAAATACAATAATTCTGTCATCACGAACACCACCAAATAAGAACTTACCACCTTTCCATATTCTATCGTCTAATGATGCAGATAAAGCATCTATTGTTTTTAATCCTGTTGTAGCTGCGGCTTGGTCAATACCAACACCTGTGCCTGTTCCAACACCTGTGGCTTGAAATATTACGCCAACTGTATTAGCCACTGCACCGATAAGTGTAAAGTCTGTTGTGCCTACTTCTCTGATAGTGTAATACTGACCTGTTACAAATGAACCTGCTGTTACATTGTAAGCAGTATCCATGCTATCTAATGATACGCCTGTTGATGCTAATGTAGATAAATAATCAACATCTGTTTCTGCTTCTGACCATTTTTGTGTTTGGTAGTTATAAATTAATAATGAACGACTACCAGATGTATTACTATAATTCCATGTCACAATGTTTCTTTCAGGGTCAATAGAAGCTGATATAGAATCAATGTCACCAATGTTAGCATTGTTAAAGAAATAACGATTTACCTTTTCAGCACCAATTCTTATAACTTGTTGTCCATCACAAGCATAAAAACCATCAGCACCTAAGAAGTATGTAGTTCCTGCATATTGAGCAATAGAACCACCCTCCATACAACCAACACCTCTAGCGATTGTGTCGAACTGGAATATATTTGGGCTGCCCACAAATTGCATACGGACTATGGCATTTTCTAATAAGACAACACCAAATTCACCACCAGTAATACCAGTGATGTCACCACCATCTTCGATGTCTTGAAAATCAGCTAATGATGCACCATCACTATCCCAATAATTAGGCGAGTTTACGTCTGACCATTGAACACGATTTGGATATGTACCTGCTTCAATATATGCACCAACTACAAAGTCACGAATAACTGTCATATATTTAGCAATAGGTGCTGCTGATGTTATAACATTAATATTGCCTGATGTTGTACCTGAATTTGTGTCAGTATATGTAATCGTATTAGCATCTGATACTGTGATAGCGTATTCACCATCTGTTCCATCACCACTGGTAATATCTACTTCATATGTTTCACCATTGGTTAATCCATGTCCTGTGATAGTTGCAGTTACAGTTGTTCCACTACGACTGTATGTTCCTGATACATAAGTAGATGATTGATAGAATGATGTAGATCCACCTAATGTCCATCTTTGTATTCTTTGTGTACCATTAGTAGCCAACATATTTTGTCCGAATTGAACAAACTGCCAACGATTATCGCCTGAGTATGTGCCACTAGATACATCGTCTAAAGTTAAATCAGTATTATCTAGTTTAAATAATTTAGTAGCACCACCAGCAAATACAGTAACAGTTCCACCAAACTTACCAGCAAATACATTGTTTAGATTTTCTGATGCTGCTGCTGAATAATTAGCTGCACTATTTAAGTATGTATATCCATTTAATGCAGGGACTACATTTAATGCCTCTCTGACTGATTTTGCGACAGATGGCTGGTCAGGCAACCATTCGTCAAATATTACTCTTTGAGTTGCCATAGTATTTTACTCGTATATTATGTTTACAGAACCATTATCAAATGTTGCTCCACCTACTGTTGTTAGTTTAACTCTATCTAAAGTTCCTGATAATGTTACTACAGAGTTACCTAATATGGTGTCTATTGTTCCTGCAACACCATTAAATGATGATACCCATGTATCACCTGAAACATTACTAATAACCATTTGACCAACAACGTGTTCACCATTGTTAGATTGGCAAGTAACAAGACCTGTTGTAACAGATAGTCTGCTTGGGTCTGGGTCAATGTTTGCACCAACACCAACATATCCTGTTGTTTTATATCCTCCTGAATCACCAAGCTGAACAATAGGAACATCTGTACCAGCACCCATTTGATTAAATATAACTGTAATTCTAGTAATGTCAGATGGCAAAGAAGTCCATTCAACACTTGTTCCTGATGTTGTGGCTTTTTCTGTTTCTCTTGTTAATATTGTTGCAGGAGCAGCACTTGTCCATGTAGTGCCGTTTGAGGTTAAAACATTTCCTGATGTTCCAGGAGCAACCTCTTGAATTGCTGAAGTTCCATTGCCTAATACAACACTATTAGCTGTAATTGATGCTGCACCTGTTCCACCTGATGCTACAGGCAAAGTTCCTGTTGTTAATGCAGATGTGCTTGTTGCATACATAGCACCGCCATCTGTAAAGCTAGTTAATGCAGTTCCACCTTGGGCTGTTGATAATGCAGTTGTAAGTCCTGTTAATGATGTAATATCAGAATTAACACCTGATTTAGCAGCACTTAAATTAGTTCTAGCATCAGTAGCATTTTCAGCATTTGTTCCACCACTAGCAATAGCTAAAGCATTACCAGTCTCATTACCAGCTTGAAAATCTTTAAGCTGTGCCATTACAGCTCTAATAGCATTATTAATATTACTTGGGCTACAACCTTCTGCGATATTAATATTTTCTACATCTGTGTTATTAGCTGCGGTAGCTGAATATTCACTAATCTTTGTTTTTGCCATGTTTTATCCTTTTTGTGTCCAAGTATCAGTTTCGTATGGAACGTCTGTCCATTCTTCACCTAATATATAACCTTGTGCTGTTATTAATGATTCTGCTGTTACAGCACCGCCAGCAGACCATACTGCGTTTGCAAATGATGATACTGTTGCATTAGCATCTAGTTCTGCACTTACGCTATATACAACACTTCCAACTGCAGTTGAAGATGCTGTTGCATCAACTTGACCAGAGAAATGAACAATTTTATAACCATCTGCGGTTACAGTAACTGCTGTTAATATAGAGCCACTTGCTCTTGCTAATGAATATCCATCACCATCTACTAAAGCATAAGCTGATATATCTGCACTTGCTAGAACATAATTAAATAGTTCTACTGCTTCTGAAAAAGCACCTGCTGAAAAAGTATTTGAACTAAACATTAATATTCAACCCACCCTGTAATTATGTATTTAACACCACCGATTGGTGGGTTACCTCTATGTGTATGTGTAAATGCTGCTGGAAATATAATAATATCTCCTTTGTTTGGTTTGTATCTATATTGCTGATAAAGAAACTCTGTTTCACCTGCTTCAAAGTCATCATTCAAATATACTGTCCATGTTAATAATCTAACAGCATCTTCTCGGCAAGTAGATTCACAATGCCATGTATGATAACCCTGTGATGGCTCTGTTTTTTGAATTTTCATGCTAAATATTTTATGAGCAGATAATTCATTTAATATTCCATACTTATGTGCATATTGTTTATATGCTACATTCCAAAGTTTATCTTGAAATGTATCCATTATTTCTGTTGTAGTATGTATTAATGGATATTCTGTTCTAGGAAGATATAATGCTTCATCTTCTTTTTCTAGTTTTTTAGCACCATCATGGTCTTGTCTGTTTAATGTAAATCCTGCTTTATCTGTTTGATCAAAAAAATTGATTACTTCATTACAAAACTTATCATCAAATACATTTTGATATACTTCAATAAAATTTGGAACTTCAATCATATTTGATATTCATCTTTTCGCATTATTGGTAATGATTTGCAGTTTAATCCATGAACAAAGTAAATCAAAGTAAGTCTGTCTGATTTGTATTCAGGAACACCATGACATTGATTACCAGCAAACATAAACAATCTATTGTAAATGTTATCAACTGTTAATACAGACTCAAACTGATTGTTGTACGCTATGCGTTGTTTTTCTTCTTCTTCACTACTATAACCATTCTTAAATGATTGTGTTCTTATGTCATCATTTATTTTTAATGGCAATGTTTTAGGTCTGTATATTGTTGTGCCTTCTGATTTTTGAGCAGTCGGTGTTAAGTATATAACGCAAGTTATTATTGATTGATTGTCTTGATGTATCCAACCACCTTTGTAATCTGCTGATACTTTTTGAAACGCTAAATTAGTATCCCACTCTATTTTTTCTTGTTTAAAGTCAAACAATACACTTAGTATTTTTTCTTCTATTCCTTGTCGTAAATTATCATTATCAAATAATGCACGAGTTCCAGGATAGTTGCTATCATTTTCTTTATATTCTAAAGACAACCCATAATCTTTTACTTTATCAGGGTCTACAAAAAAGTTATCTATAACTATATTAGGTATCATTTAAAATAAGGTCCAACTAACCAAGTTACGCAGCTATATCTTATACCTTTAGTAACAGGCTCAACACCATGTATCATGTAGCTAGGAAATACTAATACTGTTCCTGCCTCTTGTGGCGGATAGTATATATTGCCATTTGCATTTAAAAAGAATTTACCGCCATCAAAGTCATCATTAAGAAACGCTAATACTGTTAACTTTCTAATGTTGTTACCATGTTGATGAAATGTATCTACATGAGCATTGTAATGACCATCAGGCTCATACATTAAAAACTCTGTTTGATTGGCATGAGTAATATCATATTTCCACCAATAGTGGTTAGCATTTAATCCTGTAGCTGTTAGTGTTGCACCAATACCTACAGTTTGTGGAAGTATTACTCTTTTAACATCTCTAATGCTTTTATCAACTTTACCATCACCAT